CAATTACAACAGCTGGTTATGATAAGCAATCAATATGTTTTGAGATATATACTTATGCTAAAAAAGTTTTAGAGAATACAATTTCTGATAGTTCTTTCTATGCTGTAATATATGAATCAGATAATGATGACGATATTACTTTGGAATCTACATGGAAAAAAGCAAATCCTAATTATGGTGTTAGTTTAAAAAAAGAATATATGCAAAGGGAAAGCCAAAGAGCTGTTGATGTTCCCTCTTATCAAAACACTTTTAGAAGGCTAATGTTAAATCAATGGACTGACTCCCATTCGGCATGGTTAACATCTGGTGAATGGAATGCTTGTTATCAAGAGTTTGATTATAGTATTTTAGAAGGAAAAGAATGTTGGGGTGGGCTTGACTTAGCATCAACTAGGGACTTGACTGCATTTGTTTTATTATTTAATGTAGATGGTAAGTTTGTTTTTATTCCTTACATATTTATTCCAGAGGAAAATGCAAAGAAAAGAAGTGAAAGGGATGGTGTAGATTATGTTGCATGGCTAAGGGATGGTCATGTTTATGGAACAAGTGGTGACGTTGCTGATTATAGTTTTATAAGAGCAAAGATAAATGAGCTATCAAAAAAATATAGGATTCAAAGCATATGTTACGATAGGTGGAATGCAAGTCAGTTAGTAATAGATTTACAAAATGATGGAGCTAAAATGGATCCATTTGGACAAGGTTTTGTTAGCATGAATATGCCTTCAAAATTTTTAGAGGCTGAGATACTTGCTAAAAATATTATACATAATAATAATCCTTGCATGAATTGGTGTTTAAGCAATGTAAGTTTGCAAGAAGACCCTGCTGGTAATATCAAGCCATCAAAATCTAAGAGTGTTGACCGCATTGATCCTATTGTCGCTTTAATAATGAGCTTGGGTTGTCACCTTACAACTGAGAGTAGTGATAGCGTTTATGATGAAAGAGATATTTTAGTTCTTTAAAAATGTTAAAAAATAATACTTAGTTTGTTTTTTTAAAAAAGTTTTGTGTCGTATTATTGTGAAAATAATTATTTCACATTGACCTTACTAGAGAGAATTACTAACGTATTCATCCCAGCTAAAACACAAAAAAGAGATTTATCTCTTAACACTATATTTCCTGATGCTAATGTTTTTGATACTGACAAAGCCCTAACGCTTACTGCTGTTTGGTGTGCAATAAGATTACTTTCAGAATCTGTTTCATCACTACCTATTTCTGTTTATACTAAACAAGCAAATGGTGATAAATTAGAAGACACTAAAAGCCCAATTTACAAACTTGTAAAATTTAAACCAAACTATTATCAAAATAAAATAACTTTCTTTGAGTTTATTATGCTCAGTATTTGTACTGAGGGAAATAGTTATGTGCAAATAGTTAGAAACAATTCTGGAACTCCAGTTCAATTAATATGTTTAAGCCCAAGCGATGTAACTGTTGTTGTAAATAATAATGAGTTGTTTTATCAAGTAGATGGTGGAAGTGTTTTAGATTCATCTGATGTTTTGCATTTTAAAACAATAACAGATGATGGTGTTACTGGATTAAGCCCAATAGACCAATGTGCTAAGGCATTAAACTGGGGTGTTAGTTTAGAAACTTTCGGAGAAACATTTTTCTCAAATGGCGCAAAGCCAAGTTCAATCCTGCAAACAGATAGAGCATTAAGTGATACAGCATTACAAAGATTAAAAAGTAGCTTTAATAATAACTATGCAAAATTAAAAAATAGTAATTCAACTATTGTATTAGAAGAAGGATTAACATTTAAGCCTATCTCAATTAGCCCAGAACAAGCTCAGTTTTTAAGCTCAAGGCAGTTCAGTATTGAGGAGGTGTCGCGTATCTTCAATTGTCCTCCGCACATGCTCAAAGATTTAAGCAAATCAAGTTTTAATAATATTGAAATGCAATCACAAGAATTCGTTACTTATACATTGATGCCTTACATCACGAGAATAGAACAAGAGATGAATCTTAAATTATTCAGAACTAATGAGTTAGGAAAAACATTTGTTGAGTTTAATGTTAATGGGTTGTTAAGAGGTGATGTAAAATCAAGAACTGAGGCTTATAAAACTGCAATCACAAATGGTTATATGTCAATAAATGAAGTAAGACAAAAAGAAAATATGAACTCTATTGAGGGTGGTGATAAACATTTCATGCAAATGAATATGACTACAATAGAAAAAGTGGGAGAGGATGCCGATACCAACTCCTAATATAGATGAAACGAATGAAGATTTTATTGACAGATGTATGTCAGATGAAATCATGGTTGAGGATTATGATGACGAGAAACAAAGATTAGCTGTTTGCAATACTCAATTAGAAAATAAAAAAAATAATAATAATATGGAAAAAAGAATATTTAACGTAGAAACAAGAGTTGACTCAACAGAAGATGGTAAAGAGGTTGTTGTAGGTTACGCAAGTGTTTATGATTCAAGGTCAAATAATCTTGGAGGCTTTTATGAATATATAGAACAAAATGCGTTTTCAGAGGAACTTATAAATTCTTCAGATGTGAGAGCTTTAATTAATCATGACGCATCGCTTATAATGGCGAGAAGTAAAAATGGAGTTGGAACTTTAAATTTAAGAGCCGATGAAAAAGGATTAAGATATGAATTTGAAATAGAGCCTGAACTATCTTATGCAAAAGATTTAGCTATTTCTTTAAAACGTGGGGATATAAGTCAAAGTTCTTTTGCTTTCACAGTTGCTCCGAATGGTGATGAATGGTCTACTGATGCTGATGGTAACAACATTAGAACTATTAAAAAGATTGATATGCTTTATGATATCTCAGCTGTAACATATCCAGCCTATTCACAAGCTGATAGTGATTTAGTTGTTGCTAAAAGAGGCTTAAAAGAATATCAAGATAGTTTAGTTGAAGAAACTAAAGAAGAAATTATTGAAGAAAAAGAAAACAATTTAGTGAGAAATTCTCTTATCTCATTAAATATTGAATTAAAAAAGAGAAAATAAAATTAAAAAATTATAAAATGAAAACATCAATTATTTTAAAAGAGGAAAGATCAGACATTATTTCTCAGTTGGAAAACATTAAAGATGTTGCTACAACTGAGGAAAGAGATTTGACCTCTGACGAAAACAGTCAAGTTGATGGGTTATTAACAGAAGTTGATAATCTTGATTCTAAGATTGAAAGAGCTGAAAAAATGGAAACTATCAAGCGTAATGCTGCTGTTGTTTCTGGAGTTACAAGTACAAAAGTAGAAAAAGAAGTGAGAGATTATTCTTTTCAAGATGCTTTAGCACAAGCTGCTACTGGTAGAATTGAAGGTCTTGTAAAAGAAATGGATCAAGAAGCTAGAAATGAATCTAGATATACTGGTCAATCTTACAAAGGAATTGGTATTCCTTCAAGCATATTAACAAGAGCTGCTGTTGGAACTTCTGCTGGAAATGCAACTCAAGTAATGGCATGGACTGACCAATTAGAGGCAAACTTAGTAATGGCATCTGCTGGAGCTAATTTTTATTCTGGAATCAACAACATGAAATTCCCAGTATTTTCATCAATCAATTCTGGATTCGTTGCTGAAACTGGAGGCTCTGCTCCTGCTGCAAATGGAACAGCTACATCATTAACTTTAAGCCCAAAGAAATGTATTTCTATCGTAAACGTATCGGCTGAGGCTGTAACTCAAAATGCATCTATTGAAGCTGCATTAAGAAGAAACATGGCTCAATCAGTTGCTTCAACAATGGAATCAGCATTCTTAGCAAATGATGACGTTTCAAATGCTCCAACATCATTATTTAAAGATGCTACATCTTCTGCAACATCTGCAATTTCTGTTGCTAACGTTCAATTAATGGAAACAGATACATTAGCTGCTGATGTTAATTTAGAAGGATCAAGAATGGCTTACATAATGAATCCAGCTGCTTATGCTGATGTAAAAGCGTTAGCTCAAGTTGCTTCTGTTTCTGCATTATATGACAATGCTGATAAGAGATTAAATGGATATTTCTCATTTATAACATCTAATCTAAACTCTGGTGGTACTGCTGCTAAAACTGCTGCTTTATTTGGAGATTTCTCTAAAGTACACATCGCGCAATTTGGAGGTCTAGATGTCATTTATGATATTTACTCTGGGGCTGGAACTGGTGAGCCAAGATATGTATTAACATCTCTTGTTGATGCTGGTGCTGTACAAGCTACTACATTCCATAAAAACTTGGAAGCATAGTATTAATACTTAATTACTAAAAGGGGTGGTGGACTTACCATCATCCCTTTTTTTATAACTAAATAATATGAAAACATATC